TTTTTGTGCCATCACCAAGAACATAAGCATTTAAAAAAACTTCAATATTTTCTTTGCTCATGTTCTTAATTATTTCTGGAACATATTTTTCATGACTGTGCCCATACTTTCGCAAATCCTCTCCAACATATTTATCATAAATATTTATACCAGAAGACACCTTCATGATACTGAATGGTAAATCTTTTAAATCATCGAAAAATTTATTGACATGTTTATACTGGCAAATAGTAGAATAATAAATATCATTCTTTTTCTTTGTTGTACTTCCTTCTGAAAGATAATACCCCATAAATTTACAATATGTTTTTGCATCTATTTCTTTGTTACCTAACGTAACAGTACTTATGTCCTCTCCTTCCCATTCTAAACCTCTGTATATTCTATTATTCCATTTTGGCATATCTTTCGCTTTAACAAATCTAAATTTTTTACTTTCTCCTTGACCATGATATTTTATAACCATATTATGTTCTGGGGTAACAACCATCTCAAAATCATGATTCTTTATATCTATCAATTTACCATCATGTTTATATGCAATGTAGTTTATTGCTTTCTGATATTTTTGCTCTTTTTCATTCTCTGGATTAAAGGATAAAAACTTTTCAGTTCCATCAAGAGCACTAAATAATTTCCAACCCACATCAGTATATACTTCCGTATCTTTATGATAGCAATTGTAGTGTGCTGGGGGACGTAATCCATTCAGTTCTCTTCTTGATCCATCTTCATAATCCACTTTCCCATCAAGATTTATACATTGCAATGTTGTTCTTCCATCAAGCGTAGCAACCCACTGTACGCCCTTGATAAGATCAGAATTCTGCTTGTATGTCAAATCCCTTGCTGTACTGGAAAAATGATTCATTGCTGTTCTTACTTGTGTTCTGATTTGTCTTCTGGTACCATCTACAAGCCCATCAGTGTACTGTAATGCTCGTGTACCAAACAATGTGCGTACAACATCATCAATACCTTGTCCTTGTACAAATGCTTGTTGTGTGGCGTTTGTAAACAGCTTTACTTTTGATGTGCTCCATGTAGTGATCATGTCTTGTAAAGTTGTATTATTGAAAGGTGTTGCCTTTACTGCGGCTAGTATCTGTGTTGGTGCTGGCTGGATAAATGAGATGGGTACTTCATCTGGAACTGCGTCACGAATGATATCTCCCAACCATTTGCTTTCTAGGTTTCCAAAATTTACTGCAAGATCATCAATTTTTGTACTTAATACTTGTTTTGAGTCTCCTACAATATCCTTGATATCTTGTTTCATCAGCTTTAATCTTTTTGAGGTGATAGTGTCTGTTTTACCCTTGTATTTCTTCAGTTGGTCTCTTAATGAATTGTCTGACTTGTTGAGCAATGCAAGCACCTTTTTTATCTCATGGTTCTTGTATTGCTCTATAAAATGAGCATGTTGTATTGTAGTGTTTCTCAGTTTATCATTTACAGTCATGGTTGTTTACCTTTTTTATTCATCTGGCCTATATATGATTATACTACATAGACCCTTTTTTTCATCATATTCAAACGCTTCTGCTTGTCTTGTTCCCCTATATCCAGATGAATGATGCCAGTAATCGATCTGTGCAAGAGAACTCAATACACGAACAATCACCCCTCTGAACTCATCTTCAAGTGTTGTATTGATTGTTTTCTTATGATGCAAATGTCCTATATGTACTTCTTTGTATTTGCATTTGCTCCATAACTCCCTTGCTTCATCTGCTACAATGGAAGGATAATTTTCAAGAGCAATAGCTTTCCCTTTTGTCTTACCATGCGTCAAGGTAAGCAATGTGTTCCCTATCTGTATATATTTTCTGTCATTTGGAGTGATATCTACATTGATCAATGGATTGTCCATGTATCTCATCTTCAATGCACAATCAAGATAAAATGCTATGTCAGAATCATGATTGCCAGGAATGAATACAACATCAATAGGAGCAATATCTGATAGTTTATCTATGACAATCAACATCGTTTGCAGTACTACTTCAAATGTTTTCTTTGGTCTTGAATCTTCATCTTGTGGAGTACCATTGATTGTACCAGCTTCTGTGTTCTGGTTGAATAGATCACTTCCTATTGGAAATATGAATTTCTTTACTTTTTTATCTGCATAGTAACTACAATAAAATTCAATCGCTTTCAGGAATTCGTCTCTTGCTATGTTCAGATCATAATTCCCTGTATCTGGCATTCCTATTTCATCACCCCAAGATAGTTGCCCAAAATGCAAATCTGGGATATTCAGCTCAACAACTCTCCCATCTTCATTTACAGGAATATTTTTTTTATTTTTTAATACTACAAAATCACTTACTACTTTCTCAAAAATCTTCTTGGCTTCTCTTGGTTTCAGTTCCTTTGTGGAATCATATTTGGGAACCCAGAATACCTTGAATTGCCAATTTGGGTTCTCTGCTGTTCCCCATCTATTTGTAACAATCTTTGGTGGAAAGAAATCTTCTTTGTTTATCTTGCAAAATTCAGCCATTTCATCAACAGTAGTGATCATCCTGCTTGCTCTGATAACTGATTCTATCTGCCCATCTTCATACATTGTTCTTGATATTTCACCATCAATGGAGTCAACAAATGTCTCTTCTTTGTTCTGTTGACTTGCAAAAACCCTCCTACAATCCCTTTGATAGGATTTATAGGAAGATTTGCTGTTGCATTGTCTTTTCATTTCATCATAGAATCTATACAGCTCTTTTACGCTCTTGGGTTGTATCTCAAGATATTTCTTATATATGAATTTTGATAATGTCATTATTCGTCTTCTTCTTGTTCTTCTTCGTCTATTTCTTCATCATCATTCTCTTCTTCAAAACCTGTTGTCAAGGCAGATTGTGCAATCATATCCTGTGCCCTTGCCTCTGCCTCTTCTTCAATTGTCCAATCATCTGGTACCATCTCACCCTTCAGAAGATTATGGAAATAAATGTAGTGACTGATAAGTCCAGCCTGTCTCGCATTGGATAGATTTGCAAACAACTGAGGATCAATGTTCTTCATTGAATAATCAGTGTTGAACATAACTGTGATATCAGCATTCTGTATGCCCAGCCAATCAGCGATGATCATCAGAATCACTTCATATGCTTCACCAAGTGACATAGCCATTGAAGATAATGTGCCATGCTCTGCGGCTCTGTGTATCTCTGCCGTCTCTGCAGATTCCACACCTTTTGGATCATTCTGCAACATCCTGCTTGCAATCACTGACAAGGAATCAACTTTCTTATCCATCGCCTTTGCAATGGCTCCCGGTCCTTCTCCTTTGTATTCCATGTAATAAGCTTGTGCATTCTGCCCATACAACAGTAAAGCTCTGCTTCCAAGTGCAACTTCTTCATCATCGTCCTCGTTCCCATATCCAATGATAACTGGGGTTGGTGAACCTGTGATGTTTATTGCGTTTTCATAATCAGCACTGTTTATGTAATGTGCTATGTTGATATCAACTGCATCATTGAGCATAGGATAATCAAGATCGCCAGAAATTCCTTTTTGTGTCAAGAAAAAACAAGGAATGTAATCAAGATATTCACCTCTGATCTTTGGATACATTTCTTCAACAAGCTCTGGTTCTGCATCATCTTTCTGTCTGATGATCCTTACTCTGTATTTTCTGCCAACGCCTTCATCATCTCCAAAATCAAGCACTCTGTACTGTGTTACATCCTTGACATTGAATTCATCATCTTCATCTTGCTCTTCAACGGTTTCTTCAATCACCACTTTTGTAAGCTGTGATTTGTTGTTTACCACTTCATATTTCCAGTTGATGATCTTCTCTGCACTGTAATAAACAGCATAGGGCCTTATGTTTCTTTCTTCTGCCTGCTGTTGTGACAATGGTTCTTCTGTTTCGTTCTTTGGGAAATCAAGGACTAGTGCATCCCTGTATTTCAGTAGAATTCTTCGATTTGATTCCTTGATTGCTGTTCTGAGTGATTTACCATCGTATGTGAAATTATCTATGATATCCTGCATTGCATCTGGGGCTTCTATCTTTACGTCTTTTCTGAAAATCTGCTCATTGAGTCCATTTGCAATCTTCTTGATGTAATTATAGTATACAGCTCTTTGCAGGTACATGGCATATTCGGTTTCTGATGCCATCCATCCTCTGCTTCTTTGATCTGCTGTCACTTGATGTTCATAATCGACCATGTGTCCAGATAATCTAGGCAGATATAAATCACGCTTTGATTTTATGGCTTCTTGCCCTTCATAAGCATCTCCACATTTCAACCATGTCTTTACATATTTATCATATAACGGATGTGTCTTGTCTACTCCCATAATATATATC